TTTGATAACAATATTGGTCACGACTATATTGATAATGCAGAAGATCGTTTTGACTTCTATAATCGTGTAGAAGAGAAGATACCTTTTGATATTGAACTGCTGAATATCATTACTAAAGGTGGTCTGCCTGACAAAACCTTGAATATCATCCTTGCAGGTACAGGTGTTGGCAAATCATTGGGTATGTGTCATATTGCTGCTAGTTCTCTGCTGCAAGGCAAGAATGTTCTCTATATCACTATGGAAATGGCTGAAGAACGTATTGCAGAACGTATTGATGCTAACCTGTTAGATATTCCTATTGACCAATTAGATAAAATGCCTAAGACTATGTTTACCGAGAAGGTGAATAGCCTTGCTAAGAAAACTGTAGGTAAATTGATTGTCAAAGAATATCCTACAGGTGCTGCCCATGCAGGTCACTTTAGAGCGCTGTTGAAGGAACTGAAACTCAAAAAGTCTTTTATTCCTGATATCATCTTTATTGACTATCTGAATATCTGTGCATCGTCTCGTATGAAGTCTATGGGTGGTGCAATCAACTCTTACACGTATGTCAAAGCAATTGCTGAAGAACTGCGTGGTATTGCTGTAGAGTTTGCTGTGCCTGTTGTATCTGCTACTCAGACTACACGTTCTGGTTTTAGTAACTCTGATCCCGGTCTTGAAGATACTTCAGAATCATTTGGTCTTCCTGCTACGGCTGATTTGATGCTTGCTTTCGTTTCTAATGAAGAACTAGAGCAGTCTGGTCAGATTATGGTAAAGCAGTTGAAGAACCGTTATAATGATCCTAACAGGAACAAACGTTTTGTAGTAGGTATTGATAGGTCTAAGATGAGGTTATATGATGTAGAAGGGACTGACCAAACTCTTATTGATGATGGTATTCCTGTATTTGATAAAACACCTGCTGGTGATAAGTTCAAGGACTTTAAGATATGAGCAAATCAACAAAGTCTGAGTTTTACATAGACAGGGTTGATAAAAATACAATCAAAGACCTTCTTTACACTCACCACTATCTGAAAGATGAATCTCAGGATTTTAGGTCTGGATGGAATTATGGACTATTCAAAAGAAATGAATGGTCCGACTTCCTTAATATTGGGGAGTGTCTTGGTGCATGTGTATTCAATAACATTACAGGAAAGAACTTTGCTCTTGGAGCATTTGGAATTCCTGATACTGAACAAGAAGGTCTCTATGAACTGACTAGACTTTGTATTGAACCAAACTTACAGAAAGAAGAGTATAACATTACTTCTTGGTTTCTTAGCAAATGTATTAAAAGATTTCGCCAAGAAACAGATGTAAAAGTTATCCTTAGCTATGCTGATAATAACCATCATAGAGGAACAATATATAGAGCATGTAACTTTACATATTATGGTTTGACTGACTATAAATCAGACTTTTGGAAAAAACTACCTGATGGTTCATTTAGAAAAGTTAGTCATGGTCCTGTAAAACATTTAGAAGGTGAGTGGCGACCTAGAAGTCAAAAGCATAGATTTTTAATGATTTATGATAAACAACTGAAACAGCAACTAAAGTTAAAAGAGCAAACTTGGTCTAATGCTAAAGAGGATATTTAAACTATGAACCAAACTGTACTACCCGTTGCCATTACCTCTTCACTGATTAATGCCTATGCAGATGGCACAGGTAAGAAAATGTCTGCGCAAGATATTATTGGATATTGTGCAAGAATTTCTAATCCAAGCAATCAGAATAACTTTGATACAATCGAGAAACTTCTGAAATACTTGATTGATAACAAGCACTGGTCTCCATTTGAAATGGTTGATATGATTGTAGAGATTAACACTACCCGTGATATTGCACGGCAGATTCTGCGGCACCGTTCATTTTCATTTCAAGAGTTCAGTCAACGGTATGCTGATCCGACTAAAGACCTTGCTGTGTATATGCGTGAAGCACGATTGCAGGATACAAAGAATCGTCAAAACTCTATTGAAACAGATGATGTTCAACTAAAGGCATGGTGGGATGCACAACAAAAGTTTCTTGTGCATCATGCAGACCGTATCTACAAAGAAGCACTAGACAAAGGTATTGCTAAAGAGCAAGCCCGTGCTGTGTTGCCTGAAGGTAATATGCAGTCTCGTATGTATATGAAAGGCAATGTGCGTTATTGGATTCATTATTGCGAACTGCGTTGTGGTAATGGCACGCAGAAAGAACACATAGAAGTTGCTTTCAAATGTGCAGATATTTTGGTAAATCATCTACCATTCTTGAAGGAATGGCACAAGGAGTTGTCAAATGCCTAAAGTGTTAATCTCAGAGTATTGGATTCAAGATAATGGTGGAGTTGTTCGTGTTTATAAGAACGGCTCTGCCTATGAACTGATTGCGGTAGAGGATGATGAGACAGTATTCTTGGAGTCAAAGAATATTCCAACATTACGTGAAGCAGAAAATAGGGCAGAAGAAATTGCACTGCTAGTTTAGATAAAATCCGAAACGATAGTTGAAAAAAAATTAAGAAAGGGGCTTGCATTTGCGGCCCCTTTTTACTATATTAAGTATGTAAGAGATAGAAAGGAATGACATGACTGCCCCACTATTTTACCACATTGACAACGGTGAACCAAAGACACACCGCCTGAAGTGCCTTGTTGATGGTGAGGTGAAAGTCATTTGGGAACTTGAGTCTATTGACCTTGTGAATCACAAGATTCATCTTCACAATCTTAACAATTGGCGCAAGAACAAAGACCCTGGCGTAACTTACGAAATTGAGGTAATGTAATGAAATACAAAGTTTTCCAAATCCAACTCACCGATGCTGAAGTTGATATGGTCAATGATGGTGTGCAGGTTCGTAAGCACGTTATCAAGTCTAATATGTTCAGTCGTCGTAATGCACCAAAGGCTGCTGAGGCTATGGAACTTGGTTACTACGATCACGTTATGACTGTTGATGCTAAGAACCTAGAAGACGTATATGCCGTTGGTAACTTTATGAATGAGCGTGACTTGGATAAAGTTGAAGTTCACGGTCAATTCTCTTCTGTCTCCGTTGGTGACATTATCGTAGATGAAAATGACTTTGCTTTCGTGGTTGATATGTTCGGCTTCGAAATGCTCCCTGAGAAAGTTGCAGCATAGAAAGGATTAAATATGGCTAAGTTTGTGCGTGAAGATGGTAAAGTAGCAGTTTTGTGGTCTCCTGGCTTTGGAGCGGGTTGGTCTACTTGGGATCGTGGCAGTCGTGAAGAAAACATTTGCTTTGATGCCGAAGTTGTCCAGTGGGTTCTTGACGGTAAGCCGAATGCTGGTGAATTCATGAATGCTACCGAAGAACGCCTCAAGGTATACACTGGTGGAATGAGGGATTTGGAAGTGCGATGGGTGATGCCGGGAATTAAGTTTCGTATTGAAGAATATGATGGTTCTGAATCCATCATGTGGGAATCCCCGACCTACTGGGAGACTGCGTGACATAAATGTAACACCCCTAAGATGATATTGAAAAAATATGTCTTAGGGGTTGTTTTTTTCTCTATAATGATTATATTAATAATGTAAGAGAAAAAAAGAGAGAAGAAAGAGAGGTTATCTAAATGGCATATTGGACTCACACTGTTAAACCTATCGGAGTTTTTGTTGAGAAAGAAATGGGAAATCATTTCGAGTATAGCATCAACGAAGAAGCTATTACTATTAAAGGCTACGACTACGCTGACATGCGAGGCTTTCCTCACAAGGTTTGGGTCGCTGACGGCTATCGACTTGCTGACGTTAAGAAGACCGTTGCCTACGTTGTAGTTGACGAAACTGAATACGGCCAGCCTGTGATTGAGAAGTGGCAACTGAAAAAAAATACAAAATATGCTGTTTAGGGGTTGACATTTCCCCCATCAGTCACTATATTAATAGTATAAGAGAAAGAGAGGTAGTTATGACCGAGAAGAAGTTCCAATTCGCAGTTTACCTTCCTGCCACGAATGAAGAAGAGATTAGCATGCGTATCATGTGTGTAGATATGGCAGAAGTTGCTAATGAAATCAAACGTCTTGGAGAAGATGTTTTCTACACCATCGAAGAGCAGATGGATGGACCTTTTCTGACCCACGAAGATTTGGGTCGTGAAACTAA